TTTTTCTAATTTATCTAACTTTTTCATAAGTTATTCTCCTTTCGTGATTATTGGAATTGCACCAATATCATTCTTTTACCACGATATAATAAAGAGGAACTCAAGGCCCCTCAATTTTTAATACGCTAATGCAATTTTTGTAGTTGTTGCATTAGAAGTAACAACTACCGTATTATCTTTATTAAAATATTTTGCACTTTCAACTCTTACCACAGCAATTCCTCCTGCTGCTATAGATAATGTCAAATCTTTATCTGTTGCAGCATAACCACCATCAGTTGGAGCTTTTACCACTACAGTTTGTGCTGAACTTCCTGCGTTTTGTGCAACAATAACAATATCTTCTAATTTAGCATCTTTAGGGACACTAAATTTAACACCATCTGCTACTGCTGATGGTGTAACTAGATCTAATGCCTTTGCTTCATTAAAATTACATTTTATGCATTTTCCTTCTACTACTGCCATATTTTATCAATCCTTTCTATTTACAATTATTTTATAATTAGTGAACTTTAATTACATATAGTTCTTTAGGTCTAACTAATTTAGCACCATATACATGTAAGCCTTTAATAACGTCAGAGAATCTTTTTGATGGTCTGCATTTTTCAACTTTTTCAACACCATTAGCAAATGCTATAGCTTTTTTAGTTCTTACCATTTCATAATCATCTGTTTTATCATTGTATAAGTTGTTAGACATTCTTAAATAACAATTATTATATTTTCCTACTGCACCACGTTTAATGTATTCAACGTTGTCTGTGAATAAAGATGCTAGTTTGCTTCTTATTAATGTAAGATGTTCAGCATTTAAGTCTGCTGCCAATTCAGCTTTAGATGACACATTATTTTTATATAATTTAATCATAGCATTATCTATAGATGTTAAAGGTGATGCTTCAGCTGATATGTCTATTGAATTTGATGTCATACTTACTAATGCATCTTTAGCCATTGTTCCTACATAAGCATCGGCATCTTCAGCTAATGCTGTTTTTGCTTCATCAAATTCTGTTTCTAAATATCCTTCTTGAGATTGTGCTCTATCTACGTCGTCAACCTCAAATGCAAATGCTTTAAATTGGTCAATATCTAGATATTGTGCATTATCTCCTAATTTTTCAATTTCTAAGTCCTTACCTGGTTTGTATGTTTGAATTGTAGGTCTTGAAGCTCCTACTATTTTTAATCTAGCTCCGCCTTTAACTTCACCATCATACTTGTAATCACACCAGTTAGCTAGAACTAAATCTTTTTTTAATTCTGTTTGGCAATATTTGCTCCAGAATGTTGGTTTAAAATTTCCTGCCATTGTTTATTCCTCCTATCTTTTCATTACCAATGTTTCATAGATTTTCTAATTATATCCATATTTTCTTCTATTTCCTTATCTGTCATTTTGTCATATTCAGCCTCAGAAATAAAAGTTTTTTCTTGTTTTGGATTAGGATTTATCATACTTCCTATTGGTTTTGCTTTTTGTTTAGCTTTGTTATTTTGAGAATACATTTCATATACCTCTTTCATAGAGAATTTACTTCCTGTAAACTTATCAGCAAAATTTTTAAATTCTTTGCTTCTTAGTATCTCTGGTTTTACACCTATACTTGCTAATTCTTTTTCGCTATCAAATACTTTCTTACTTGTATTAAGTCTAGCAAAAATCAACTTTTCTCGAGCTGTCATTTTGTCAGCACCTTTATTAGCAAGTTTCTTTAACTCTAAGTCAACAGCCTCATATCCATCTGCAATAATTTCATCTGCAGTATGATTTGCTAGTACTTCTAAATCGCTTTGAGAATATGTAGACTTTCTTTCAGGTATTTTTATACCTTTGTCTTTACATAGTTCTGTAATTCTTGCCAATCCATCATCAAGATTATCAGTTCCAAATCCAGCCTTAATAATATTTTCTATATCAGCTAACTTTTCCTCATATTCTCTTTTAAGATTAGCTTCACTTCTTTTAGAAGTATTTCTTTCTCTTCTTACTCTATCTTCCATCATTTTATTGATTTCTTCTTGAGTAAAAGTTCTAACTTCTTTTTCTGAATCTTCTGTTATTTCTTGTTCAGCGGTTTCAGTATTTACCTCTTCCTGTATTTCTTCTGTAGTTTCAGTTTCTACATTTTCAGTTTCGTTAGTTGTATCTAACATTTCTTTTTCATCTTCCATTTAATTCACCTCATTTTAAGTCTGGTAGACTGTTAATTCCATGATTATTAGTTTATTAAGCTCATAAACATGTTTTGGAGCATTATTTTAAGCATTTGCTTCTTGATTATTTTCTTCTTTTAAATCCTCTTCTGTTTGTTTAATTTTACCTTGTCTAGAAGCATAATCTTCTTTAATTTGATTAATTAATTTTTGTTTCATCATTGTAGTAGCTTGTGATTCTGGATCCATATTATAAAATTGTTGTTGTTGAGCAATTAGCTGTTGACCTTGAGCCTGAATTTCAGCTATTCTTGATTGCTTTTCTAATTCTTTATCAACTCGCTCTAACAGTTTTTGTTTTGGCATTACAGAATCATCATCAAGACATTCTAAATAAAATTTTAATTGTCCTAACATTTGAGGATTAAACATTCCTTTTATAAATAAGTTTTCAATACTTCTTTCCTGTGCATATTTGTCATAAGCAGATTTTGGTGTAACATCTACTTTTACAGTTGCTTGTAATTCTTTCAAAACTATTCCGTCTATCTTTTCAATCTGTATAGTAGTTTGTCCTGATATTGGGTCTTGAACTTCGTTTTCAACTTCTAGTCCGTCTTCGCTATATGTTTTTAGCATATCTAACTCTATTCTTGCTATGTCTTCAATAGTTTTCTTAATCATTCCCAATTGCTCAACTAATGGCTGTTGAGAAGCTTGTTGAACAGCTAATATAGCTCTACCAGAAGCCTCTTCTGCATCAACATCTCCGCTCGCTGCTTGACTTGCACTCGCAAGTTCTCTTGAGGTTTGGATTAAGTCCTGTTGTAATTTTTCAACATCTGAACTCATTTGAGCAGGATTTATATTTGTAAATGCATCTTGTACATTTTGCACTCCCATCCCACTTACTTTTATAATTCCACCAACTTCATTCAAAGCAGATGGATTCTGAATTTTATCTATATTTACAACTTTCTGTGGATATGCAGTATTTTTAGCAACTAGCGCTCTTCTCATCAATGTTTTATTAACTTCTATTTGGTTGGCAATTAATCCTACTGTAATTTCACCAGCCCCTCTTGCACTCCCTTGTTTTTCTTCCCATATCATGTGTGTAACTGGGTATAAGGATAGTCCTGTATTTTCATTTTCTTTTATGTTGCAATACCTTGTTGCAATGGACATATATACATTTTTATTTTCTTTCCATAATTTCCATACAACTGTTACCATATTGTCTTTTTCTTCTTTAGCAGAATCTCCTGCCTCTTCAAACGTTTCTTGATCTCCAAGTATATATTGAATTTCCTGCTTAGATGCCCCATTTTCTTCTGCTAAAACTTTAGCTAAAGAAACAGGCATTCTCTTCTTTAATAATATGTATGGTTGTTTTTGTATGTCTGAATGATTTTCATTTCCAAAGTAAATATCAGTTTTATTTAGAACTTCTATTTCAGGCATATTTTTGTTTTCATTGAAGTTAATATATATAGGGCATTCTCCATTAATTGCTGCATTCTTACATATTTGTCTTACCATATAATCCATATATGTAGCTTCCCATATTTTTGCAGCTTTTTTATTTAAAAGTTCACAAGTC